CACTTCGGAGGACCGGCACCAAGTGGTCACCCACAAGGCGGCAATTTTACACATAATCACCAAGGACACGCAGCACCGGGTTCTGGTGGTACAGGCGGTTATTTCCACGGACACAGAGGTGCAGATGGAAGACCAGGAATAGTTGTAGTAGAAGAATATAGATAATTTGGAGTATAAATAATATTATGAAAAAAGCACTAGTATCATATCAAGGGTATGTTGGAAAAATCGTAGATCCGGGCGAAGAAGGGCCAATCTATGAAGGTCCAGATGCCACAATAGCCTGGGTCGACGCTCCAGACAATATTCAAATGGACTGGACATTAGAGTGGAGCCCGCAACAGCAGATTATGGTTTGGGTTGAACGTGATGGTCCATACACAAACCACGAAGTTGCTCGCAAAGTAGCCTACGGCACAGAAGGTGCTCAGTTGGGTATGATTTACGATGCAATTAAAGAAAACGGTGTTCTAGATAGTAACAGTGATTGGTATCAACACCAAGTCCTAGTTAAATCAATGATTCCAAAACCAGCAGCAGATCCATATCAGTTCGAAACTATGGAAGAAAAGATGGCTCGTTCTCTATTAGAAGAACCAGATCCAGCTAAACCGTCAGTTCCGTCTACGCCAGATATGCAGGCGTGGAAACGTTATCCAGGTTGGAAAGGATTCCAAGGCGAGTTCTTAGCAATCCCAACTAACGCAAGAGTTAATCACGCAGACGGATTCTTGTACAGCGAAGGCGGCTCCAAACTTGGTTTAGCCAGCGAATACGGAATCTACAACGAAACCGATCTAGACAAACAGGTTAGTTGGTATGGCCCAGATGATAATCCGTTCCCAGTATTCTAATTTAATTTAGATTAAAAAAAGACGTTTTTATAACGTCTTTTTTTTGTCTCAAACTTTCACAGTATAAATAAACTGGCACTATTATCAAAGGATATCCTATGCAAGTTAAAAAAGTTACAATCATTGGTGGCGGCAGTTCGGGATGGATGACTGCGGCAGCACTATCAAAGTTATGTCCGCATCTCGAAATTACACTAGTTGAATCACCAAAAATTGGAACTGTCGGTGTAGGCGAAAGCACACTTGGACATATTAATAAATTCCTAAATATGCTAGGATTAAAAGATGAAGAGTGGATGCCAGCCTGTAACGCTACCTATAAAAATTCAATTCGTTTTACAAATTTTAGAGAAAACGATGGAACATATTTTGAATATCCATTTTCGTCTGGCCTAGATATGACAGACAAGCCAAGCGGAACTATGGCTTGGTCAGAACTAGCTACTATGTTTCCAGATGAATACGGTCCAGAACAGTTTGCACAGATGTACGCTACTGGCAATACATACCTTGCAAAATACAACAAGCAATCAAGAAACAAAAATGGCCTTTTACGAAACTATGATTTCAAATGGGATACTGCCTATCATATGGACGCAGGTCTATTTGGAAAATATCTTAAAGATACAATCGCAATACCAAATGGTGTAAAACATATACAAGCAGAAGTACACTCGCATAGAAAAGATCATATTGGTAATATTACAGAAATTCTTCTAGATGACTTCACAACTATTTTAAAAGCCGACTTGTGGATTGACTGTACTGGCTTTAGGTCAGTACTGTTAGAACACTGGATGGGGCAACAATTTATGCCTTTCAGCAACTATCTTGCCAACGATCGTGCCTGGGCTTGTCGTATTCCTTACGAAGATCGTGAAAAAGAAATGCACAATGTTACTGACTGTCACGCACTAGGCAACGGGTGGGTATGGAATATTCCATTATGGAATCGTATCGGTACTGGTTACTGTTACTCATCGCGTTTTACCACAGACGAAGATGCCAAGCGAGAATTCCGTAATCATTTAGCAACTACCGGCAGCAAAGAGCGAGCTGAAGATGCCGATATGTTTAATATCCAAATACGTCACGGTGTTCGTAGACGTGCTTGGTCGTTCAATGTTGTAGGGGTTGGTTTGAGTTATGGGTTTGTCGAACCACTAGAGTCAACTGGCCTATTGACTACACACGAGAATATTGTTAAGCTAGTCGAAGCATTGAATCGACGTGGTGGATATATTACACGCAGCGAAAGAGAAGGATTTAACTTTGCTGTACAACACGATGTATATCGTTTTAGAGATTTCGTATCACAACATTATGCTCTTTCACAGAGAACAGATACTCCGTACTGGCGCTGGTGTACCCAGATTAATGAGTATCAACCAGAAATGATGGGTGACTATATGTTGCAACAGGCACAATATCCTAATCTAATGGGAAATATTGGTGCTGGATTAGGATATCCTAGCGACTATGTAGGTAATATGTTTATTGCTGCAGGTATGGGTGTAAAAGCCGTGTCAACTAAAGAAGCTATATTTTATAACGGCTCTAGGCAAGAAATGAGTCGTAAGCAAGAAGAAATCGGGTATACTAAGCGTCGATTTGAAGAATATCGAGATTTTATAATCGAACACGTTAATACATTACCAAGTCATTATGAATTCCTAAGAGATGAAATTTACGGCGGCACAGATATCTATACCGAGACGAAAGAATAATACAATATGTGGGTTAAAAAAGTAACCATAGTTGGTGGTGGAAGTTCAGGTTGGATGTCTGCTGCTGCTCTAGCAAAGTTATGCCCGCATATTGAAGTTACGGTTATCGAGTCTCCAGACATTAAAACCGTAGGAGTCGGCGAAAGCACGTTAGGGCATATCACTAAGTTTCTAACGTTGTTAGGATTAGAAGACAACGATTGGATGGCAGAATGTAATGCCACTTATAAAAACTCTATTAGATTTACAAATTTTAGAGAAAATGACGGATCTAGTTTTCAATACCCTTTTAGCCTAGGACTAGATATGACAGACAAGCCGGGAGGAATTAGTTCTTGGTCTGAGCTTGCAACTCTATATCCCGATGAATACGGTCCAGAATCATTTGCAGAATTCTTCGCCACTGCAAATACATTCCTAGCCAATAACAACAAGCAGACTAAAAATCTAAATGATAAACTAAGACATTTTAGCTTTAAATGGGATACTGCATACCACGTTGACGCACAATTATTTGGTCAGTATCTTAAAGATAAGATTGCATTACCGCTCGGTGTAAAACATATTCACGGAGAGGTTACTGCATACGCTAAAGATACAACTGGAAATATTTCTGAAGTCATTTTGCTTGATGGTACTCGATTAACATCAGATATATGGATCGACTGTACGGGTTTTAGATCACTATTACTCGAGCAATGGATGGGATCTCCTTTTAAATCTTTTGACGATAATCTGTTTAATGACTGCGCCTGGGCCTGCAGACTACCATACGAAGATCGTGAAAAAGAAATGCACAACTACACAGACTGCCACGCTCTCGGAAATGGATGGGTATGGAATATTCCACTGTGGAATCGTATAGGCACTGGCTATGTATACTCATCTAAATTTACTTCTAAAGAAGCTGCCGCGAAAGAATTTAGAGCACATCTTGCTACAACAGGTAGCGCAGAACGTGCAGAACGTGCAGAATTATTTCACGTAGATATGCGACACGGTCGCAGACACAGAGCGTGGGTTAAGAATGTTGTAGGCGTTGGTTTGAGTTATGGGTTTGTTGAACCATTAGAGTCGACCGGATTGCTAACAACACACGAAAACATTATTAAATTAGTTGAAATATTAAATCGCAGACGTGGTTGGGTAACACGTACAGAAAAAGAAGGATTTAATTTTGCTGTCGAACAAGAAGTTTTAAAATTTAAAGATTTTATTTCGCAGCACTATGCCCTATCGATGCGTGACGATACGCCATATTGGAATTACTGTACTAATGAGCACGAGTATTGTCCACAACTAATTAATGACTATGTACTACAGCAATCTCAATATACTAATCTACTTGGTAATATAACATCAAATCAAACATACCCAACCGGATTTATTGCAGGCCTAATGATAGCTGCTGGTATGGGAGTTAAACCGATGTCTACTAAAGAAATGGTGTTAATCGGTGGTAAAATGAAACAGGACGAACTAGAGTATACTAAACGTGTATACGAAAAGTATAAGGAGTATGTTATTAACTACGTGAAAGATTTACCTACACACTATGAATTTCTAAAACAAGAAATTTACGGAGGAAAAGATGAGTACACTTTGTAAAAAACTTTTTGGTTGGATGCGAAAAGAAAAGCAACCAAGCATTAGATTTTATTCGTTAGAGTCTGGTGTTGAAAAATTATACCCTATAACAAAATCGTCATCAATCAAACGCAAATTTGCAGAGGATGAATCGCAGGTTGCAGTATCGTCTGCCAACTGTCCTGGTATTAATAAAGTAGTATCAACTGGCTGGGTTATGTTGGCACCGGCCGATTTTATAATCACAACCACAGGCGACGGCATAGGATTTAATTGGGTCGAGCCATATCGATTTACAAAATTTGCCGAAGGCAAAGACACTTATATTTCAAGCCATACTAAGGAACAAACAGAAATATTCTTAGATGACAACGTTACTTTAAAAACTGTAGTTAAGATCGAAACTCCTTGGCGAGTCGAAGCCGATGACGATGTGTTACTATTGCAATTACCAGTAACGTATAACAACGAAGCAAGATTTACAGCAGCAACGGGTATATTAGATCTACGATATGCGCATCTAATGAATGTGCAATTATTCTGGAAAGACCTAAATAGCAGTACCTTGATCAGGGCAGGAACCCCACTGTGTCAGTATATCCCATTATCTCGTAAAGCATTAAGCACATCTAGCTATAATGTAACTATAGATACAGCAAACAACACAGACATACAAAAAGAGCAAGAATTTAATTATGCTTCAAACTGCGTAATTTTATCGCACGACAGTCTAGCATCACGATTGACACGCACTTTAGCCGTGCTTAATAAGTATAAAAAGAGAGGATAATATTATGGACTACAAACAATCACTAATTGCTACTATGGCAAAAGTAACCGAAGAAAAAGCAAAATCAGAGACTGAACTAAAGCGTCTTGAAGAAGAATTCGCGAATGTAAAATTAAACCCATACGGTATTACGTCGATTGATTTTTCTAAGCGTCAAGACATTTCACAGGACAATCTAAAGATGGAAGGAGTCCTAATGGGACTACAACTAGCTCTAGATACTTGGGAAGGGGCACAACCAGGTGTTGCAGCTGAGTAATGGAGCTATCCATTTATTTCCACCGCTGGTCTGGAAATTCAACTACGAATTTAATCTAGCTGAATTAGAACCAAAAATAGACCAGCTGTTTTCTCTCGTAGAAAAAAACTCCGAGTTAGAAAAAGGAGATGCAGTATCAACCGTAAGCGTAGATCAGAGTCTTCAGCCACACGGGTGGAACGAACTAGCTAAGTTTCAAAACTGGTTAGGCGCTCAAATTGCTGATATACGACACGCTAATAATTTTATTGTCGGACATTCAGAAGTTACCCAGTCGTGGTGTAATCGACATCACTTCGGAGGGTACACCGAAGAGCATACACATAATTTTGGAACGTTTGTAGCCAGCTGTTATATTAAATGTCCACCAAACTCCGGAAACATTGAATTCAAAGATCCTCTAGAATATCACAAAAATTCGTATCCTATAATTCCAGAACTTGCTCTTTATAAAGAAGTTGAAGTACATACTAACGATGTACTAATTTTTCCAGGCTGGCTAAAACATCGTGTACAGGCCAATAGAACCAACGAGAAGCGCATTGTAATGACATTTAATATAAAATGAATATCAACGATTTTAAATTTTGTTACCCAGATGCCAATACCTTTGATAAAATAATTAAGGTAAAAGCACTTAAGGATTGGAAATACGACTATGTCGAATTGTCTCCCGATGTTGGATATTGGGTTGCTGAAGCTCCGTTCTACGATGACGGCTTTGAATTATTTAAAAAATTAGTAGCATCTTTTCCTATTCAAAAAGATAACAATCATCCTGATAACTTTGACCCAAATCCCTTTGATACAATACACTTGCCTGAATGGGTACATAAAAATATTTGTTTCTTATTAAGAGACTTTAATCATAAACATATATCTGCAGATGTTTTTGATCCACAGATACACGAGTGGGGCAATTTATATTTCAAGGAACGTGCTAAGCCGCTCGGCTGTTACCGCTTACCCCATATTGACTATGTACACGGACTAGTATCTAATCTATGGTTCACTGATCACAAGATTGCAGATAGCAGTACCAAGCTCTTTAAATACCACGGCACTATGAAAAACGAAGTTTACGATTTTCAAATTGATACCACACACCCAATGAGAAAAGCCTGGGAAGAGATGGCAATATTGCCAACACGATTACCAGCTTGGTCAAATTTAAGCAATGAAGAAATGGCAAAATGGGGATTTGAATTCTTAGGTGAATCACCGTGTACTGCTGGAACAATGACACTGTATAAAGCAAATGTATGCCACGTACCTTTTGTTTCGGAAAATGTAGATTTTCGTTGGAGTCACTCATTTGCATATAGTTATGAAACTCCACCGACTATGAGAAGCCTAGGAGGATTTTTCTAAATGAACTTTGAATTATACTTCCCTACTCCCGTGTGGTGGGAAGACACCAATATGCCAACAGACGCTATGTTGGCAAAATGCTACGAATTAAAAGAACAAGAACCGGTGGGTAGAAAACTCAGTAATGACGGCGGCTGGCAAAGTAAAGATTTCCGTCCAGGAACGTATGCCGAATTAAAACCTTTAGAAGATAAAATATTAACTCAAGCTCGTAATTGTATTATAGATTTTGGATTTGATGAAAGATGGTGTTTTCCTGTAATAGAAAATTTATGGTTCAATGTAAATTGTAAATTTAATTCTAATATGGTTCATATGCACGATGCATCTTTTGTATCTGGAGCATTTTATCTAAAAGCAAAACCAGGCCAAGGTAAAATTACACTTTACAAAAATATGATGCAGGACTTTGCTACTATTTCTTTTGCTAGTATAGAAAAATTTACACCTATTAGCGCATCTGCTATTAGCTATGACCCTATCACTAGCAGATTAATAATGTTTCCAGGATGGTTACCTCACGGAGTATCTGCTAATGAATTAGACGAAGACCGTGTTTCTATTTCTTTTAATATCAAGTTAATAAGGACAGACGATGAACGCTATCGGCCAGCGATTACTTAACGAAACAAATCTTTTTTACGAAGATAAACCTCATTACTTCAAGCAACTATTGCCGGAAGCTAGTGAAATGGTCACGTGGGATGATGTTGAATCGTGTATAAACAAACCAGAGTTATACACATTTGAGATGATCGGCAAAGATAATTTAAAAATTGAAATTCCTACAAACAAAAAATCTTGGGTGTTCGGTAGACAAGTACAAGATAAAGGATTTATGTTTGATAGAATTAATAATGGTTTTGGATTTGTCATTATGGATTATGCTTTTCACAGTCCTAAAACAATGAAATTGCTAGAAATTTTAGAAAACATATATATGATTAATGCTGCCATACACGTCTACGGAGGCCTAGAAGATTCAAAGAGTTTTTGGATACACGAAGACTATCCATCTAATTTTATTGTTCAGGCACAGGGCAAAACAAGATGGAAAGTTTTCAATAACAGAATAAGCTCAATGTATCGAACCGGCACAATGAATCATAAGCTGAAAGAAGAAGAACTTGATCTAGCTTTTGATGTTGTTTTAGAGCCAGGTGATGCTATCTACATCCCATCAAGGGCCTATCACATAGCAGAACCAATGGGTAAGAGACTAAGTATGAGCATTCCGTGTTGGACTAAATTGCCCACAGACGATCCACGCGAGTCAAGTGATAGGAATTGGTATAGGATAAAAAATGACAAAACTATTTAAACCCGTAGAATTTAACAACATAGTCGATGTAGATTATCAAAAATCAATCTATAGTTATCTAACAGATGTTAATTTTGATTGGCATTTTATGAATGATACTACCAGCGAACTGGCAAATAGTGCCTTAGATAATAGCAATACGCCCGGGTTTGGGAATTTAATTTACTATCATAAGCACGAAGAAAATCCGCACTTAGGGTTTTTCCAGCCGTTAGTTGATGCTATAATTGAAAAATCAAATATGACTCTAACAAAATTGTTACGAGTTCGTGCCGGTTTTTTACTAAACACAAAATACATAATGCATCACGCACCCTATAAGCATAACACTCCTCATAGAGACTATGAGCAAGAACATTATACCGCAGTTTATTACGTACACGAATCCGATGGCGAAACTGTAATCTTTAGAGAAACTGAAGAAGCTGAGAAATATTATCCGTTACACAAATCATTGCCACAGCAAGGAAAGATGGTATTATTTAATGGCTTACACTATCACGCAAGTACCTGTCCTAAAATGTTTACTAAAAGATTAGCAATAACAGTTAACTTTGCAGCAACCCCAAATGACTAGAAGCTATTCTGAAAAATTAATTCAGCTCAACCAGAATAGCTCTGCGGCTATACAACAGGGAGATCTTAAGAATAGATTTCTGTTCCCTTTCTTCCCAACAATAATTGTAGATAACTTTTATGAAGATCCTGACCTGTGGAGAGAATATGCACTAGAACAGGAATTCTTTAAGGGCAATAGAGGCAGCTGGCCTGGAGTCAGAACAAAACTGTTACACGAGTTAAACGAAGAACTGTTTGATATAGTTTGTAAAAAGATAATGTTTACACTGCGTCCCTATGGATTTAAAGAATTTGATGAACTGCAAACAGCATTTCAAATGATTGACGAGTCTTACGGTCGAGGATGGGTACACGATGACGATCCAAAATTACACGTAGCAGGAGTTGTTTATCTTAATAAAGAATCTCCAGAAGGCTGTGGTACCACTATCTATAAAGATGCTCCGGATTTTAATGGAGAAGAATATACTAAGATGTTTATGAAAGACGTATTAGATTCTACCCCAGATGAGCGCAAGCAGATAGGAAAATACAGGAACGATCAATTAACACATTTCACTCCAGAGATTAAAGTTGAAAGTGTTTATAATAGATTTGTATTATTTGATTCTAGATGCTGGCATAGTGCAGATGCATTTTTTGGAACTACCAAAGAAGATTCGAGATTAAATCAGGTATTTTTTGTGAGGTTAAGATGAAGCGTACACTTAGCCAGCCAACTGTTATTATCGATAATTTTTTTGAAGCTCCGCTGTTATGGCGCCAGTTTGCGTTGAAACAAGAATTTAAGCGAGACGATATTGACACCTATGCCGGAACACGCACAGATACACTAGATAAATTAAATGAAAGTTATTTTCATACAGTTGCAGGCAAACTAATCAAACATATCCCTGATAAACACGCATTCGATCAGTTACAGATGAGCTTTACACTAACTGATGAAAGTTATGGTAAAGGTTGGATACACGAGGATGAATCTTTTTATAACGTAGCTGGGTTGATATATTTAAACCCAGCTCCTCCAAAAGATTCCGGAACTGTATTTTATCGTAAAACCGCTCACGAAGCATTGCCGCACTTTAATGAGCAATTTTTTGCAGAGTTAGATGCTAAGCCAGAAGATCGACACGTTTTTGAAAAATATAAACAAGAGCAGAGAAAGATATTTAAAAGATCACTAACAATTGAAAATGTCTATAACAGATGTATACTGTTTCCTCCTAATACTTGGCACAGTGCCGATCAATATTTTGGAACAAATAAAGATGATTCGCGATTAGTGTTAACTATCTTTGGAACAGCCGTATGATGTACGGATCTTTCCCAAACTTTGGGTTTGTAAAAGATTCAGTACCAGTTGAGCTGGTGGAAGCTCTAAAACTGGAAGTTGACCAATTAGACAAACTTGAAAATAAGTTTAATAAAAATCTTGCTGGTAATATAGAATCTGAATTTAAATTAAGTAAAAATTCACAACAACTAGAAAAATATCTATTAGAGTTATGCACACAGTATGAAGTCGGACACAATCTAACACGTACTGCAAAGGACCTCAGAGCAGATTCACTAACTCTACAAAGTTATTGGGTAAACATACAAAAGAAAAATGAATTCAACCCAATGCACACACACGATGGTGTCTATAGTTTTGTAATTTGGTTAACTATTCCTTATAAGATAGAAGACGAATTAGCACACCCGAGCGTAAAATTATCCAATATGCCACGTAGCGGAATGTTTAGTTTTATATATACTAACGCATTCGGAGAAATCAGAGAGTCAGAATTTCCAGTAGATAACTTATTTGAAGGGTCTATATTTCTATTCCCAAGTTGTTTGCCGCATATGGTCTATCCTTTTCAGACATCTGAAAAAGATCGCATATCAATATCAGGAAATTTATATAGGAAAGTATGAACGATATTATTGAAATTGAAAATGTTATACCTGTTGACTACCAAAATTATCTAGAAGATACATTAACTGGTTGGGATTTTCCTTGGGTATTAAACAAGAATATGGTATCCGGAGACGACTGCTTTAAGAATTTAAAATCAAACCCACCCGGATTTAATCATTTTTTCTATGAAAAAAACGCACCAGTGAGTAACTTTTTTCAATTAGTTTACCCGCTAGTATTAAGTATTACCAGTCAGGCTTCGGTACCTTTTAATAGATTGTATAGAATGCGAGCAAACTTAACACTAGCCAATGGTCCGGAGAATGTAGAGCACCTTATGCCGCATATAGACAGTTTCCATCCGCACTGGAATGCAATATATTATGTCAATGACAGCGATGGTGATACACTGATTTTCAACGAAACCAATGACACGTTTGATAGCGGCCAGGCCGATATCGATCGAATCAAGAATGGAAAATTTACAGTTAAAAAACGAGTAACTCCAAAGAAAGGCAAACTGTTAGCATTTGATGGTAGATACTATCATACTGCATCTTTTTGTAAAGACACAAACTACCGATGCCTTATCAATATAAATTTAGGAAATATGTTATTATGATTACGAAACGAGAAGAAGATTTTTTACTATATCAATCAGAGTTTATAGCAACGCATCAACACGATCTTATGGACGATCTACATCACGCTCATCGATTGTTTAAAGTTATGTTTCCGGATAATGATTCGACTTGGACCTATGACCGATACAATATTTTTACACTAACTGCTCCAAGCTCTGCATTTTATAGAGTCTACAAAGAGTTAAGAAATTTAATTAGAAGTGAGCTAGGAGATACTCGAGAGCTTTGGATACAGAGTTGGGTTAACTATCATACCGACGACCAGTTAATACATAGACACCATCACGATTTTGAATATCACGGATATATTTCTATTGATCCAAAAACTACAAAAACTGTATTTGATGATATCGAAGTTATCAATAAGCCCGGACAGATTTATTTTGGTAAAGGACATCGCTATCATCACGTAGAAGCAATTGAGCCTTTTGACGGTATTCGTACAACTATAGGGTTTGATATTCATACAACTCCACAAAGTGAGTTTATCAAAGACTGGATGGAAAAGCCCTACACCAATAACGGATTTATTCCACTGATATGAAACAAGACTGTATCATACTTAAAAAAGCAGTCAGTGAAGAACTTTGTAAATTTCTAGCACTTGAATTTTCTATGATGGAAACAACCTGCCGACATTTGTATCCTGATGCAAATTTAGCAGATCTATGTGATAATACATTTGCTCGATACAGTCCCTTGATGATGGAGGCACTCAGTGTACATCTGCAGCCCATAGTTGAAGAAACGGTAGAGATGAAGTTGTATCCAGTTTACTCATATGCCAGAATATACTATGAAGGTTCTGAATTAAAAAAACATCACGATCGTGAAAGCTCGGAAGTTACTCTTTCTATCTGTTTAGAAAAAGAAGAAGACTGGCCTTTGTATGTAGAAAACGATAAGGGCGAAGTACACGCTATTAATCTAGATGTCGGCGATGTTGGAATTTACAGTGGCCGCAAGCACCAGCATTGGAGAGAACCACTCAAGGGAAAACGCCATATCCAGGCGTTTTTACAGTATGTAGATGTAGCAGGTGAAAGCGCCTGGCTAAAATATGATACTCGAGCCTGTTTAGGGTTGCCCTTTGAGTATGCTAGCCAGGCGGTTAGAAACGAGTTAGAACAGATGGCCGAAGCCAGAAAGCTGTTTAATCGTTAATTATTCGATCCATTGTGCGTCTGACGGCACATCTGCTTCTGCAATAGGGCCCATTGGTCCTGCTACAACGTGTCTATGTTTGTTAGCGGCATCTACGGTAGCTTGGGCAACATTTCGGCCTTCTGCTCTAACATAATATTCAATAACGTGTAACTTATGAGTCGCGTCATTTTCTTCATCGCGATAAATCATCTTATAAATCTTTGACATTTTTGTCTCCTTAAACAGTATTTATGCTGTCCGCTGAATCCACTCTTCTATGGATAAAAACGGTTCAACCAATTCTTTATACTTGCTATTATTAATATTTAGTACATCTCGTCCTACAGGCAGCAAATTATCGTATACTTCTGCCATCTTACTAGTATCAACTACATCTAATGCCTGTAAAACCATCATCCACGCAGACGCAGAGTAGGCCTTTGGCCAGGGTTCTGGAATAGTACACCGGAAATAATCGTGCCATTCGTCTAGTTTAAACTGTAACGATGGAGGAATACGGAATTTATCCTCTCCGTGACTGCGCCAAAATTCTGTATCTCTACGGTTTCCTCGGTAATGCAGTGCTAGAAAATCACGAAAATCTTCCATTAAAAACCACATACGATCGTTCATACGTTGTACTGTCTCAGGCGAATGCGAGTCTGGCCGATGTGGATCCCAGTAGTCCTGTATCGCATACAGATTTTCCACAATTAATGCAATGCCATTGGCTTCGAGCGGCTCAAGAAAGCCGCCGCTGAGTCCTACTGCAAATACGTTATTCTTCCAGATATTTTTCATCATACCTGGAGTAAATTGGAAATTTGCGATCGGAGTAATTTTTTTATTAAATCTTTCTTCAGCTTCTTGTACAGCCTGATCTAGTGTAATATGATCTGGATCGTAGATATATCCGTTACCAGACCGATGTCGAAGATTGATATTCCAGCTCCATCCATATTTCATCGCTGTAGCATTTGTTGTAACAGAGTAGCAGGGATCAGACTCCCACCAAGCAACAACTGCCCTGGCTGGAAAGTAGTCAGTCATATCTACCAATGGTTCATTTAGAGTTTTTCCTAGCAGCAGTCTTGCAAAGCCACTGCAATCAAAAAACCAATCAGCTGTCTCAACACGATCACCGTCGAGGTGAATAGCGGTGATATCTCCGCGCTCGTTAAGATCAGCAGTCTGGAATGTTCCTTCGACTAGTCGAATACCTCGCTTAATTCCCAGCTCTTTGAAATATGCCGCCCCTGCTCTGCTTTCAAAATGCCACATTGGACTACACGGTAGTTTCTGTAAATTTTCATCGCAGCCAAAAGGAACACGCTGCTGATTAATAAATTCGGTTGAATAGAATGCTTTTGATAGCGGTATTTTATTTCCTAATATTGTTTTAAGAAAAGTATCTTTATTTTTTTCAGCCTGCATTATTGAGCTCATTTGCCCAAGAGATAATACTGCGTCTGGCATAGATCCTGCGAAGTAATCGGTCCACCCGTTTAGCCAAGGAGCATAGTCTGTTTGAAGAGCGTGTATAAATTCAGTACCTACACCATTCCAGTCAGTAAACTTGCCACCTAGTTTAGGAGTGGCATTTACACGTTTGACGAATTCGTCGTTATCAATCTTTAGATGTTTTAAGAAAGTAACAAACGTAGTGCTACCACTTTCGCCTGCGATGATTGGGGGTTTAGAAGGATCCTCGACCACAGTTACTTCGCAGCGTGGCCAGTTACGCTGTACAAATAGTGCTGTTAGCCAGCCGGCGCTGCCGCCACCTAATACAATAACTTTAGAATTTAATAATGACTTTTTCATATCTCTCTTTAACTTTTTCTAGGCATTCTCGATGCGGCCAACTTTCTACATTTCTAGTGTAGTGTTCATTCTCATCAAAAATACTTTGATTAATTTCCTTATATTTGCTCAATTGATTTTCATACTTATTTTTAATATATGATGCATCAAACATCCTAAGCCCGTGCATCACCTGCGTATAACTTAGGTGTGTAAACAACTGCATAGGATGATTAAAATAGTGTGGGTGTGGAGTATGACGTTTAAAGTACTCTAGATATTCTTTATTAAAATCGGTCACTTCGATATTATTCTTACACCACTGCCAAAACTCAGTGTCTGTGCGTTCAGTAAAATAATGCAGCTGAATAAAGTCAACTATGTTATCAGACAGTATGGCCATATCGTGATTATATCTTTTAGCAGCTATGTCGTATCCTTTTTCATAAAAGAATATAGATGGCATCAGCATAAAAATCTGCTGAATAGTTGTGCCAATACTACTGGCTTCTAATGGCTCTACAAAAATGCCACTCAGACCAACACTGACGCAATTCTTAATCCAATAGCGATCCACGTGACCGGCACCAAATTTTACTTTACGACCAATTTTTAATTCTTCTTCAATACCAAGATTATTTTTGTAATGCTGGCTAACTTCATCATAGGCTTTGGTTTCGTCAATAAAACTGTCGCAGAATACATAGCCGTTGCCGAATCTTTCCTGTGTAGGTATACGCCATACCCAGCCACTGCTTAGGGCAGTTGATTCGGTGTAAGAAGGAATTTCTTCTTTGTAGCCTGTAGGAAATGCCAGTGCTGAATTCATAGGTAACTGATTAGTTCTATCTATCCACTTGGCTCCTAGCTTACTGGAGATCACTCTACGGAAGCCAGAGCAGTCAACATAGAAATCATAAGCGTGTTTTCTATTGTCTTTATCTAGTAATTCTTTTACATCGCCTTGCTCATCTAAGATAACATCATTGATTTCAGTATCAACGATAACAACATTTCTTTCTCTACAGAGTCTATGCAGATAGGCATTTAATTTAAAAGTATCAAAGTGATATTGTGCAAATATATCGTGTAAGGGTTCTACGTGACGACCCTGCATACTTAGTAACCAGGGTGTATCTAATGGATCCCAGTCGTTGGCAATCATATGCAACCAGGTAAATGCCAGACCATTTTCTTTGCTGTGGCCACCGTATTGCTCTATCAGGCTATGATAGTAACTTGTGCCATCACCGTGCCAATCGGTAAACTTAATGCCCATTTTATAGGTAGCACCAGTTTCTCTAATTAGGTCAGGTACAGTAACATCTATATGTTGAATGAACTTTTTCCAATGTTCTGTTGAGCCTTCTCCGACACCTATAATCCCCAACTGACTAGACTCAATCATTGTGATTTTAAGATCTGGATAGGCTTTACGCATCATCAGAGCTGTGATGCAGCCGCTGGTTCCTCCACCCAAAATACATAATGAATTTATCATAATTTATAAACCTTATCTGTGTAACGATCCTTGACAATATTTACTGCTTCTCTGCTAGTATAGAACGTTGCCGTTTTTTCTGTAGGCACTGTTGAGAAATGATGTTTCGCTGCTTCTGTAAGATGATTGAAATGTAAATCATATTGCTGTTTGATTTTTTCTTGATCAAACATCCTAAGCCCGTGCATCACCTGTACCCAATTTAACATATCATAGATGCAGTAGTTAGTGGTCGGTAACGCTAACTGATTGATAAAGTTAGTTTTAAACATTTCTAAGTGTTCAGCATTAAATTCAGTCATCTTTAGATTATGTTTACACCAACGCCAAAACTCACTGTCCGTGCGTTCGGTAAAATAATGTAGCTGAATAAAATCTAAAATGTTAGTCATTACTTCGTCAAAGATCTTATTGTAATGCTTTGTAGTCACAGTATCATTGCGGTGCCAGGTCGATAATGCTGTTGCTAAAACACGAGCCTGTTGTACGGTAGTCGATATGCTACTGGCTTCTAGGGGTTCGACAAAGCTGCTACTCAGGCCAACGCTGACACAGTTCTTGATCCAAAACCGATCTATCTTTCCTGATACGAAACTAACTTTGCGAGCAATTTTTATAGGATCAGGAAACTCTTTTTGTATTTCGGCAATCGCTTGATCTTCTGAAATAAATTGATCACTGAATACATAGCCATTGCCAAAGCGATCCTGTACAGGACTGCGCCAGTGCCAGCCACTGCTCAATGCTTTAGCCAGTGTGTACGGAGGAATAGTTTCTTGATAAGGGCTTGGAAATGCAATAGCCGAATTCATTGGCAGATACTCTGACCAATCAACCCAGGTAGATCCTAGCCGAGATGATATAACTCTACGGAATCCACTGCTGTCAACGAAGAAGTCTGCGGCATACAGATTGTTTTCTGTGTCAACGATTGATTCAACAAAGCCTTCGCTGTCTATAATAGCATCAACAATCTCAGCTTCGACAACAGTAATATCACGTTCGCTACATTTACGTAGGAAAAAGGCATTTAGTTTTTCACTGTCAAAGTGGAACTGAAAGAAATTATCAGCTAGCGGCTCAGTATGTAGACCCTTCATTGCAAGATCCCAGTGCATTGATTCAGTGCCCACTCCATCACGAATCATCGACATCATTGTATATGGATTACCAGTATATGAATCTAGCACTGCCATATATTCGGGTATGCTGTGATAGTAACTTGTGCCATCACCGTGCCAGTTTTCAAATTTAATACCAGCTTTGAGTGTGGCGCCACATTCTTTAATCATTTCCCAATTTTGAATATTGACTGCCTCGGCAAAAATCTTCCAATGTTCTGTACTTCCTTCCCCGACCCCAATTGTTCCTATTTTTGTAGATTTAACAACTGTGATTTTTAAGTGAGGATTAGATGTTCGCAGATATAATGCAACCATCAGACCGGCATTGCCGCCACCGAGTACAGTTAGTGTTTTAATCATCTTTCTAACCTTATAGTGGCTTTAGAATCTGTAGCCAACACGTGATTGACTTTACCTGTGGGCAGAGTATTGAAGCTGATAACAAATCTATCAAGCGATGAGTAGTGCGTGGGGCTGCTGTGAAACATCCAACTTGGGAATATAATTAATTTTCCAGGAACTGCATCTGAAGTAATCGAAGAATTATAGTCGTGTCGCAACACTTCAAGTTGAGCAAACGCTCTCTGAGTGACTGGATCTTCAAACAGAGTAGGTGAGCCTTCGGTGGCGTAGTATATTCCGCTGTAATAGCTCATCGAATGTCTGTGGTAGTTTTGATACATATCTTCTTTGCCCACAGAAACATTAAACCAGCTATTGGTAATTTCAAACTGATCGCAATCGTATTTTAGTGTTGTACGTACTTCCTCTAAGCATTGATTGATCCAATCAAATAATTCTTTAAAATCTGTATTAAGGTGTAGGTCAGCTAACACACTAATGTTGGTATTTTTCTTAAGAGGTACGTCGGTCATTCGTTCCATCTTACCAACTAGCTCGTAATTATCAATCTTGGGATTGTTGAATACAAACGCTTCAACAGGAAATAGATTTAGAATTTCCATTAAAACTCTACCCAGCCTGTTATTAGATATTTTTCACCGCTAATCGGAGGATTGCCACGATGTGTATGGGTAAACCCAGCAGGCCAAATAGTTAATGTTCCCTGCGTTGCAGGTATACGAACACTTTGGTATAACCATTCTGTCTCTCCACCTAACTCAACAGTATTTAGATATACTGCCCAGGCACAGATACGACTGGATCTTTCAATAGCATCTGACTCAAAATGCCATTGATGGTAACCTTCTCCCGGTAATGTTTTTTGTATCTTCATTGATCGGATAGTGTGTTTACCTGCTTCGTGCATAACGCTGTAATGGTCGATATATTCGGTCCAGCAGTTCCAAAAGCGTTCCATAAAGAACCCTAAAAATCCTGCTCCTGGACCAAACCTCAAAGATTTTTCGTCTAGCACATAGACCCCAGTATCGCTTTTATGATGTGCAAGTCCATCTTTGATAGTGCGTCTAGTATAGCTAAGATTTAATTGATCTAGATTATTGAAGTGATCGATAATCTGTTGACATTCACTCTCATTGAGGATGCCTTCCCAAATGCCGATATCTTTTTCTATTTTCATATTCGCTGATGCGCCCTCGTAAACGATACTATATATATCATAAATTAACACTGTATATTATTATCCTGGAACCCTATGACAACTGAAAAAACTCTCTGGCCTTTATTTTCAAAACCAATCTTTAAAACATCTCTAGATGTTTCGAGTCTTGATCTCAGCAAAGTGGAATGGACTGAAAACTATAACAACTGGATCAGCAAATCACAAAATATTCTAGAGCAGCCAGAGTTTGAAAAGATTTCTCAATTGGCATTTGACGGCGTATGCGAATATTTCTACGGTATTATGCGAGCCAGTCAAAAAGCAGAAATTGCTATCACAGAATCCTGGCTAAACAAAACTGAAAAAGGGCAGACTCATCATAGGCACTATCATCCTAACAGTATTTTTTCAGCGATTGTCTATCTAGATTCCGAAGGTGAATCGGGCCAGACAAAGTTTATTACCAGCGAATATCAAACCATAGAATACGATATCGACGAGTCAAATCTTTATAATTCTAAGAGCTGGAGCATTACACCTAAAGTTGGCGATATGTTAATATTTCCGTCTAGTGTAGAACATATGGTTACTGAATATCAAGGTAACACTCCGCGGGTTACACTGAGCTTTAATACATTCTTACGTGGACAGATTAACTCACTGCCGCTAACTAGACTGAGTATTTAAATTTTAGACTTGGGATATTTGTTTCTAAAGTAATCAAACAGTTTGGTAATAACACGTATCTTATTGCCAACTGAATCACTTCTAGGAAATCTACTGTGATTTGAGAATGTGTAGGCTTCTTCCATTTCTTTTTCTATATCACCTGCTACATCAACAATAAAATCCACACCGCCTTGTTCTACAAGTTTACGGCTGATTGGTATGTATTGTACCAAAGGAGTTCCTGCACGTATTAGAGTTTCACCTTCGAGAACGTGCCAGAATAATTGTATGCTAACAGAGTGCATATATTTAGGATCTACGATGCCAATAGCCGCAGTAAACCTAGCTTCATTGTCATAGCTTACGGGAATCTGCAACAGTAAAATATCATCGCTGGCTTTTATACGCCAAGGAGTTTCTACTTTAACTGCACTATG